TTGCAATAATTATGTAGTTATGAAGGTAAGTTCTAGCACCTCTGTATCAATGCCAATCAAAAATATGATTGGAATTATCGCAGCAGTATCAGCAGGAATCTTTGCCTACACAGAGCTGACCGCTAGGATCACCTCTCTTGAAACTTCAAGAGAATTATTCCAAGCAGACTTACTCAAGAAAAGTGAACAGCTCCCAACTGACCAGGAGCAATTTATGTTGTTGGAGGATCTTTACAAAACTACCGAAAAATCAGAAATAAGAATTGATAATATGATGCACAATAAAATCAATATAGAATTTTTAACAAAACAATTAGAAAAAGTTTTAAAAGATGTGGAGAATTTAAAAGATAAAGTAAGAGATAATGGGAATCACCAATGATTGTAGAGACTGTATTCGCACTTTTAATGATAATTGACCATGAAATTAAGGAACACTTAATTCAACCCACTCTCTCAAAATGTTTAAAAGGTAAACGTATTGCTATGAGAGACTTAGATTATAACAGTAGAGTTCAATATAAATGTCTTAAATCTAAAGCGGAAATAGAGATTTATATGGGAGAAAAGAAAATTACAAAATTAATATTGGAATAATAGAGAGATATGTATTATGAATTATTATTTTACAGGAGTATTAATTATATTAATTTGTTTGTTAGCTCTTTTTGGAGGATCAATATATTAAAATGGATTTAAAAGATAAAATAGTCGGATTAGCTTTAGCTGCTTTAATAGCATTGGTTGGTTGGAATTTAAAAGAAACTTGGACTATGAAAGAACAAGTATTCAAACTTCAACAAGGTCAAGTATTTTTATCTAAACAAATTAAACAAGTTAAAAATACTATTAAATCATTTAAGAAAAAGAGTAAAAAGAAGAAGAAGAATGATTAAATGGATATTTATTTTTATTCTATTAACAGGTTGTACTGCATTACTTTTAGCAAGTTGTAGTGCCGATACTCGTGTTTGTCCAGACCAAACTAAAGTTGAAATTGGTGTAACTGAGACAGACGCAAAGAATGATAAGTTCCAAGAAAAAAAATTATTAACTCAAACTTGGAAATGGGGAAAAAAGAGGTGTCAAGAAAAGTAAAAAAATTTATAGTTAAATTAAGAATGTGGTATGCTGATATAAGAGGTCATCATGGTAAGAAATGGAATTACGAACCATCAGAACATTATTTAGGAAATAAAAAGAAATATGACAGATAAAATTTTACCAATGCTTATTGGTTTACTTATAGCACTTGGTGGTTGGTCGCTTTCAAGAACATTTGAACTTTCAACTATTCAAGCAGTACATGAAGATAAAGTAGATAAGTTAGAAAGACACGTTGATAAATTACAAAACCACATAGTAAACATGATGGATAAAGACAAAGAAATCATGGAGCAACATAAAGATTTATTTAAAGCATTAGAAAACAATCAACCAGCAACAGGGTATAATTATAATTGATAATATGGCAAACAAAACTTGGAATAAAAATAAAGTAGTAATGGCTGTAGGTTGGTGCAATGTTTGTCAAAAAGAAATGTTAAGTGATGCCGGTGGATGGATTGTCAACGCAGAAAAGAAACACTTTTGCCATGATGGTCGTGATGGTAGTTGCTTTGATAAATATGTTATTGAACAACAAAGTATAGCTGAAGATGCTACTTATGAAAATAGTTAAATTAAAACCCCATTATACCAAGCTAATAAAAAACTTAATACTATCATAACTCCAAAAAACATTAATAAAAAATATAACTCTTTCATTTAAGTAATAGTTGCTTTTATTTTTTCATACTCTTCCCACAAAGTTTGCTCCGGAGACCAAAATCTTTGTTTGTTTTTTTTCATTTTAATGCCATGTAAAACTGTGGTATGATCGTTGCCAAAAATTTCACCTATTCTAGTTAAACTCATATTAAATTTTTCGTACAATAAATTAAATAAAATATTTCTAGCTCTACATATATCTTGTCTGCGAGACCTATCTACCATAAGTTCTTTTTTATTAACCTCAAAAAATACACAAACTTTATTTATAATACTTTCTATAACAAAAGATTTAGGTTTATTAAAACTAAAACCAACAATTTTTCTTTTAGGTTTTTTTGTTTCTTCATTAGTAAATAAAAATGATTTTACTATTCTTTTTTGATAGCCATTTGAAAACCCCAATTTATAAATTTTCTTTTCTCTATTACTTAAACATTCGTATGATGTTTTAATTTCATATATTAATTTATTATTGTTTAATGTTGCTAAATGATCTTCAAATGCTACCGAAACTGTTTTTGGGGTCATAGATATCCTAGGGTTTGTTGTTGTTTTTTTCAATTATAAATTTAATGACTATATTGTCATTAATTCTTCTTGTGTCTGCTCAACTTTTTTCATCAATCTAATACTATCTTGATGATACTTATTAGCTTGCAAAGCTGTTGCTTCATCATGTACTTTTGTCTCCAGAAACTTTGTGTGTTTCAATCTTTGGAGATCCCTGTACCTTTGCAGACGAGTCCTTAACTCGTTCATCTTTCTCCTTTTTCACTTTTATAAAATCAATTTTAATATCATTGACTTTTACTTCTACAAATTCCCCTATGGCTTGTGGATCTGCAGCCTTCTCAGCGTTATCAAAGCTATCAGTATGAATAAAACTAGCCTCGCCAAATTTACGCCTGATATATTTAAACATTTTTATCCTTTTTGTCTAGTGCTTTTTTATGCAGTTCTTTAGCCATTTTTGAGTATATTTCTAAATCATTATAGCTGTCTGCTTTATATTTTTTAGTTGTTCTATATAGTTTAAGAGCCATCATAAGTTGAGCAACTTGATAAGGGTGCATATCATCTTTTAAAATATCATGTAAAATAACATTAAACATGACAGCTAATAATCTAAAGTTTTCCTGATAATCACCATAATCTTTATGACGATCTTCTACAATTTTATTTAAGATTTTTTCGTTTATATCTATTGTGTTCATATTGTTTTGCGATGAGGTGGGGAAAACAACTAAAAGAAAAAAGCCAGAAAGGATTGGCTAAAAAACCCCACCTCAAAGTTTTACAAAAATGTTACCATCTTTGCGGTTTATTATTACCATACGATTGCTGTTTTGCAAAAGGTTTTGCTACTTGAGCTGGTGAACCACCACCTCCTGTACCGCTACTTTTTGCACTATCGTTTGGTGTTAGTTGCACAGTTATGTTGCCAGTAGGCTCTCCATTCTCTGCAACTTCATCAAAGGCTGCTTGATTATACCAATTATCCCCTATCTTTACACCTATTCTCCATTGTTTTCCTGGAGGCGATTTTGGATTAATAGGTGCTACATAGCTTGGATGATTGGGAGCTGACCTTTGGTCGTTGGGAGTAAGTTTTATATATATCTTATCCATTTTGTTTTGCTCCTGTTTGTAGTTGAATCTTCCTGTTTTCATAATGATTCATTAAATCTTTATATGTTGCAGGATGATTTTTGATTGCATCATTAAATTCACTTTTAAACTCTACATCTTTAAGATATTTTAACCTTGAAAGGTGTATAGCTGCATCAATGTTTCTAATGATTGATTTTACTGAAGTTACCTTTTTTTTAGGATAATTAATTACTTCAGCACTTTGGTCCACCTTTGTATTTGGTATGTTAAGATCATCTAATTCTTCTTTTGAAGTGATGCTTTCATCCAAAATACCAAAGACAGATAAAGCTCTTGATATAGCAAAGGATTCTGCTAGTTCCATTGCTTTAGGTTTGTTATTCCTAAATACTTTTGCATGACCGGTAGCCAATGTACCTTCAGGACTTATAATTTTTGCTTTACCAATATAACAATCATCATAAGTCATAATATCTGTATAGATACCTAACTCTCCTGCAAATTCTTCAGTAAAAAATTTAAGTTTACTTGTGGCTTTTACAGTAGTTGTTCCATGCTCAGTAATGTAAGTTCCTTCTTTTTTACATTTGTCTATTACTTTTTTTATTCTTTCTTTCATTTTTATCCCCATAGTTGTTTGATTGTTTTTAGTTGATCTGCACTCAAATCTTTCATCATCCAATGATTAAGATCAGGTTTTTCTACATATTGTGCTGCGATTTTTGGATCGCCATTACTTAGTATAAGTAATTTCTGAATTGTTTTTGCCTTGTTTAACATTTCTTGATAACAATATTCTAAATGGTCATCAAATAAAGCGGGATGGGTATCGTCAAAAATAATAAAATCATTTTCATTTGCGTAAAATAAAAATGGAGTTTTACCACTTGCAATTTTATAAAAAGCTACTTGAGTTATATTAACCGGATCAGGTTCGCTCGGTAATTTTTGTGGATAAAATTTTATATCCCCTCTATAATCTTTTGCAGTAGGTGGTTTAGTTTTACACTCCGCAAAACATAAATCATTTTCAAAATCTAATCTACCGGTAACTCCTAAAGCCAAATCTTCAGGCAACGTATCTACATATCTTTCACACCTTAACTCATCATCACCAAAAATATTTTTAACCGCACTTAAAATTTGTTGAGTAGTGCCATGTAATTTATCTTTAATTTGTTCTTTGATTTGTTTATCTCTTTCATCAAAACTTTCTTTAGTATAAAGTTTATATTCATGGTTAAATATACTATCATAATCTCTATCTTTAATTTCCTCCCTCTCAGCACCACGAAATATATATTTACCTACTAATCTTTGAGCCACATTGCCGGACAAACTTCCATAACCTAATTTATACCTTTTCTTATCGGCTCTTCTTTGTTTTTCAGTACGAGACCAATAATCTACAATGTGCATAGCGATAGTTCTATTTCTTGATAACTGAGAGAAAGAAAAATGTTTCAAACCCTCTCCACCTGATAGGGATTGAAGTATTTCTTCTAGTTGTTTTTTCATTTATTTCCTTTTTGTTGTTCTATTCTTTATATACTATTACACCATATTGTCTACTATTATTTGATTATTTTCTTGCTTTAAATAACCGCT